CAACCAGCTACTATAGAACAGTATAATAGATTTACTATTACTTTTGATTCAAATTCAACGTCAACAGCAACAGGTGGTGGTTTACAGTGTACAGTTGGCCCAGTAAATGATAGAAGTTAATTATGATAAATAAAATCTGGAACTGGATAAAAAATATTTTTAAATCTGAGAAACAAGATCCTCATCTTTCAATGTATGAAGAAGTAGAGGAAACTGCAAAACAGAAAAAAATACGTTTAAAACATCAAGGGGATAATAAATAATGGCTGGAATAAGTTATAGTGATTTAGTTACACAAATAAGAAATTATACAGAAACAGATTCTAATGTTTTAACTACAGCTATATTAGAAAATATAATTTTAAACTCTCAGTATAGAATAATGAGAGATATTCCAATAGATGCTGATAGACTTCAACAATCAGGTAATCTGGTTGTAGGTCAAGAGTCAATTAATGCTCCAGCAGGAGCTCTTTTTGTAAGAGGTATCCAAGTATATGATTCTACATCGGCTATAGATGGAGCAAATATTTGGTTAGAAAAAAAAGATGTAACTTATTTACAAGAATATGTATCTTCAACTGAGTCCACAAAAAGAGGTAAACCTAAATATTATTCTATGTATGGAGGAGCCACAGGTAATACAGATACCACATCAGGAAGAATGTTTCTTGCTCCGGTCCCTGATGCAACATACAAATTTAGAGTACATTATAATAAAATGCCAGCTACTTTAGAGTCTAGCAACACTTCTAACTATATAAGTTTAAACTTTCCAAATGGTCTATTATATTGTTGTCTTTCAGAGACATATGGTTTTTTAAAAGGTCCAATAGATATGTTGACACTATATGAAAATAAGTATAAACAAGAGGTACAAAAGTTTGCTAACGAACAAGTTGGTAGAAGACGAAGAGATGACTACACAGATGGCGCTATTCGAATACCAGTTAAATCAGCAAACCCATAGGAGATAAAATATTATGGCAATATCATCGGCAATTTGTAACAGCTTTAAGCAAGAGATTTTAGTTGGAACACATAACTTCACAGCATCAAGTGGAAACACTTTTAAAATAGCTTTATTTACAAGTTCTGCATCTTTAGGTGCTGGTACTACAGCTTACGGTACATCAAACGAAATATCTAACACATCTGGATCTGCATACTCTGCAGGTGGAGCAACTCTAACAAGCACAACTCCAGCTTTATCTGGATCAACTGCAGTTTGTGATTTTGCAGATGTAAGTTATACTTCTGCTTCTTTTACAGCCAATGGTGCTTTAATTTATAATGATTCACAATCAGACAAAGCAGTAGCAGTTATTGCTTTCGGTGGTGACAAAACAGTTTCTTCTGGAACTTTTACAATTCAATTTCCAACAGCAGACGCAAGTAACGCAATCATTCGTATAGCGTAAGGAGGAAATCCTTATGTCGGAAACATCAATTTGGGGTGGAGATAGCCCCTCAGTTGCATGGAATCGAAACACATGGCAATCTAATACTGTAGTTGTAGGATTAACAGGTGTAACCGCTACTACATCTTTAGGTAACTCTGAAGAATTTAACGAAACAGGTTGGGGAAGATTAGCTTGGAATGATGCTGATTGGGGTGAAGGAAGAGATGAAACTATTTCTGTTTCAGGTTTTGAATTAACTTCTTCCACAGGTTCAATTACTACAGAAGTTGCATATCTATTAGAAATGATTGGTTCCAATCACTCTTTAACTTCTAATATTGGAAGTGTAGTGGTTGATGCAGAGATTGGAGTCCCTGTTACAGGTGTTCAATCGGAATTTGCAACACCAACAATGTCTTACACTGGAACATTAGTTGGTTGGGGTAGAGACGAATGGGGAGATAATTCTTGGGGTGAATCTCCAAATCAAGTTCTTAATTTAGTTGGTAGAGAAGTAACTTCAAGTGTTGGATCTCTTACTTTAGAATTTGCATATGAATTATCTGGTCAAGAAGCTACAACAAGTGTTGGTAGCGTTAGTTTTATAATTAGTCCAACAGTTTCTGTTTCTGGACAAGTAGCTACAACAGACGAAGGAATTTTAGGTTTAGCTTTTGGTGTAAGCACTGAGCCAATAGCAAATGTTTCAGCGACATCAAGTTTAGGAACTCCTGGTCTAGAGTTTGGTCCAAGTGCCATTACAGGTGTATTATCAACATCAACTTTAGGAGAAATTACAATTACTTCTATTGAATTAGTTGATGTAACAGGTGTATCTGCAACATCCGCAATAGGATCTTTAACAACTGAAATAGGAGTTCCTTTAACAGGTCAATCTTCTACATCTGCTGTAGGGTCTATTACACCTCCAGATGTAGTACAAGGATTAGTGTTAGATCAGCTTACATCTACTGCAGGGATTATTGGAATACAGGCTTATGCAAATATTGACACTGGATCAAATACAAGCTATACAAGTGTTGCAACAGGATCAAATACAAGCTATAGTAATGTATAGGCATAGGAGATAAAAATTTATGGCATCAACATACACACCTCTAGGTATAGAACTTCAAGCAACTGGAGAAAATGCTGGTACGTGGGGTACAAAAACCAATACTAATTTAAGTATCATTGAACAAATTTCAGGTGGTTATTCTGCACAATCTATAGCAGGTGGTGCACAAACTACAGCTCTTTCAGTTTCTGATGGATCAACTGGAGCAGTCATGTCTCATAGAATGATTGAGTTTACAGGAACTATTTCTGGAAATCAAATTGTTACAATTCCTTTAGATGTTCAAAACTTTTATTTTTTAAGAAATTCAACATCAGGATCACACACAGTACAATTTAAATATGCTTCTGGTTCTGGAGATACATTTACCTTTTCTGCTACAGATAAAGGTGATCAACTTGTATTTGCTACAGCAGATGATGGTACTAACCCAGATATCTATAGTTTAAGTTTTGGTGATGTTACACTTACAGGAACACAAACTTTAACTAATAAAACTTTAACTTCACCTAAAATTGGAACTTCAATTTTAGATACGAACGGAAATGAACTTGCACTTTTAACAGCTACAGGTTCAGCAGTTAACGAATTTACAATAGCAAATGCTGCTACAGGAAATGATCCTGCACTATCTGCAACAGGTGGTGATTCAAACATTGACATAGCTATCAAACCAAAAGGAACTGGAGAAACAGTTTTTGGAACAGGTGCCGCAAATGCAACTATAACTTCTAGCGGAGCACACGATTTAATTTTAGATACTAATTCAGGTACTAACTCAGGTACGATTACAATTACAGACGCAGCTAATGGAGATATAACTATAGCTCCTAATGGAACTGGAGTTGCTAAAGCAGTAGATGGTGCTGATGCTACAGGTGCAATTAAAATTGCCGGCAAAGAAACTATTTGGGTTCCTGCTTCAGCAATGTATCCAAATACTACAAATGGTGCAGAAGTTGTACAAACAGAATTAAGTAATGGTCCAGAACTTAAAACATTAGATTTTGATAAAGACTCAGATGAGTTTGCACAATTTGCTGTTGCTTTTCCTAAATCATGGAATGAAGGTACAGTAACTTTTCAAGCTTTCTTTACAGCAAATACAACAAATACAGGTGATGTAGCGTTTGCAATGCAGGCTGTTGCATTAGCAGATAATGGAGATTTAAATACAGCTTTTGGTTCAGATGTAGGACCCGCAGGAAAAGCTATGAGTGGTACAGCAAACGATTTAGCAGTAACTGCAGAAAGTGGAGCAATAACTATTGCAGGTTCACCTAGCACAGATGAGTATGTTTTCTTTCAAATTTTTAGAGATGTGTCAGCAGATAACTTAACAGCAGATGCAAAATTACTAGGTGTTAAATTATTCTTTACTACTGATGCAGCTAACGACGCATAAGGATAAAAATTATGAAAGATGTAGAAAATCCATTTATAATAACTGGAAAAGGTTCTAAAAAAAAACAATCTAGAGGTAAATCTTTTGGTTATCAAGTTTTAGGATTTGGTTCCGGAGGAAAACCAGATGCATACATTGCAGCAACTGGTGGAACTGTAACAACAGTAGATACTAATTTTAAAGTACACGTTTTTACTGGCGATGGAACCTTTTGTGTTTCAGCTGGAAGCGGAGATTTAGCAAAAGTTGATTACATGGTTTTAGCCGGTGGCGGCGGTGGAGCAGGTCCAATGTCCGGAGGTGGAGGTGCTGGAGGTTATAGAGAATCTCATGAAGTGCCTGTATCTGGTCCATGGACTAATAGCCCAATAGCAAAAACATCTTGTGCTTCTTTACCAGTTGAATCACCTGTACCAGTTACAGTTGGCGCTGGAGGTGCACCTTGGTTTATTAACGCAGTTAATCCACCAACTACATCTCCTCAAGGTTCAGGTACAAATTCAGTTTTTTCAACAATAACTTCAGCAGGGGGTGGAGGAAACCCTATGTGTGGTGGATCAGGTGGCGGTGGTGGTAGAACTACTACTGCAGGTAGAAGTGGAAATGTACCTCCTACAAGTCCAGCTCAAGGAACTAATGGCGGTGGAAACGGTGGCGGAAACGCTAATGATAATGGTGCCGGTGGCGGTGGTGGCGCACAAGGTGCAGGAGTGCAAATACCTTCTAGCGTACCTATTCCTAATATGGTAGGTGGAAATGGTGGAAACGGCACAGCTTCTAGTATTACAGGATCATCTGTTACAAGAGGTGGTGGCGGTGCTGGCGGAATGAGACAACAAGGAACAATTCAAAATAATGGAAATAAAGGACTTGGTGGTCCAGGTGGTGGAGGAAACTCAGGAACTACTACAGGTCCAGGTGCTGGAAATGTAGTTCTAGCAACTTCAGGTGGCACTAATCTTGGTGGCGGAGGTGGTTCACCCGTGGGTGCAACTTGTAATCCTCCAGGACCTCATACAGGTAATCCACAAACAGATAGAGAAAATCAAGGTGGCGCTGGTGGTTCAGGAGTCGTTGTAATAAGGTATAGGTTCCAGGAATAATTATGGCACACTTTGCAAAAATATCAGAAGAAAATATAGTTTTAGGTATAAATGTTTTAAATGACTCAGATTGTCAAAATGAAGAAGGAGTAGAAACTGAATCAGTAGGACAAGCGTTTTTAGAAAAATGTCATAATTGGCCTGCACATCTTTGGATTAAAACTTCTTATAACACATATGGAAATAAACATAAATCTGGTGACGACTCAAAAGCATTTAGAGGAAATTACGCAGGGATAGGTTTTATTTGGGACTCAAGTAATAATGTTTTTATACCACCAAAACCTTACCCATCTTGGACAAGAGTAACTCTTGGATGGATACCACCTTTAGAAAAACCAGATTTAACAACAGAACAAGAAAATCAAAATAGCGCAAATACACATCACTGGGAATACCAATGGAATGAATCAGCTTATCAAGCTAATAATTCTACAGGTTGGATTGCAGTCGATAATTTAGCATAGTTGACTTTTTATTAATACTCTGTATATTAATTAATGTATGGATCAGAAAGATTATGCATAAAATAGTTTTAACAGAAATACCTATATATTATGGCGATGTTTCAATGCCAGAAAACTTTGAGATACAAAGAGGTTCTTTAATATTAGATGGTGTAAAAGCAGAGTTATCTAATTCTAAATTTAAATTTAGTAGAGAATGGGATATGTTAAGGACCTATATACAGGACCACATAAAAGTAAAACATAAATTATCAATTGGAAGTAAAGATACTTGGGTAGATGCTTATAAACCAGGACAAACCTCACAACCTATTATAAATGTAAATCCTGTAGATTTACTTAACTCACCAGATTTTACAATGTTGTATGGATTAAAAACAGAAGAATGTAGTGTAAGAATATATTACGATGATAATAGAGGTAAAGGAAGATCTTGGGATATAGATCTTACGGATAATAAATTTATAATGTTTCCTTCAACTTGTATGTATCATTTACAAAACAATCAAACACATGATTTAAATTATGTACAAACTATAACTTATGAATTTATTTAATTATTATTGGTATTTTAAAAGTGCTTTACCTATTAAGTTTTGTGATGATGTTATTCAATACGGTTTACAAAAAGAAGAAGCTATAGCGACAACAGGAGACTTTATGGATAAAAAATTAAATAAAAAAGAAGTAAGAAATTTAAAAAATACTAGGAACTCTGACATAGTTTGGTTAGATGAGACTTGGATATACAACGAAATTTTACCTTACGTGCATCTAGCAAATAAACAAGCAGGGTGGAATTTTCAATGGGAAAGAACAGAAGAAGCACAATTTACTAAGTATAAATTAAACCAACATTATGATTGGCATTGTGACTCTTGGAGAAGTCCATACAACAAACCTAATACACCTCATCATGGTAAAGTTAGAAAACTATCTATGACTTGTCAGTTATCAGATGGTTCTGAGTATGAGGGTGGAGAGTTGGAATTTGATGCTAGAAATTATGATCCACCTATGAGAGACGAGTCTAAACATGTAATGAAAGCAAAACAAATATTACCAAAAGGATCTATTGTTGTATTTCCTTCATTTGTATGGCATAGAGTTAAACCAATAACGAAAGGATCAAGGTACAGTTTAGTAGTATGGAATTTAGGAAACCCATTTAAATAATGAATAAAAGTAATTTTTTTTGGACACCAATTTGGACTGAACTTAAAACAGAGTTTTTAAGTTCTTTAAATAAAGCATCTAACAAACATATAAAAAAAGCTAAAGCCACTAAAGAAGCTAAAGAACATATAAAAAAAAATGGAGACTTTGGAAGATCTTACCACACACCTTCTTTAGTTACAGATAATAATTTTTTAGATTTTAAAAAATATGTTGGTCAACAGTCTTGGGAATATTTAGATCAACAAGGTTACGATATGAATAAATACACTCTTGTATTTAATGAAATGTGGGTACAAGAATTTGCTAAAAAAGGTGGTGGTCATCACTCTGCGCACATACATTGGAACCAACACGTATCAGGATTTTATTTTTTAAAATGCAGTGATAAAACTTCTTATCCTGTATTTCACGAACCAAAAACTGGTGCAAGATCTACAAAATTAAAAATGAAACCAGACATCAACGGTGTATGGGCAGGTCACGAACAGTTTCATATGAAACCTGAACCAGGAACTTTAGTTATATTTCCAGGATACTTAGAACACGAGTTTGCGGTAGACTATGGAAAAGAACCTTTTAGGTTTATACATTGGAATATACAAGCTGTTGAAAATTCAATAATAGATAACATAAAATAAATTAATGACTATAGTAAATTTTAATGATCCAGGTGTAGTACAAAGAAAACTTTCTAAAGAAACTTTAGATAGATTAAACAGTTATATTAAAAATAAAAAACAAAATTGGAATAAAGAATTAGTTGGTCAAATAAATAGTTCTTTTTTTCTTGAAGATAAAAACAATTGGTTTTTTGAAAAAGAAGTATTACCTACTATTGAAGAATATATGGATCAACCTATCTGTGGCACGTGGTTAATTCCTAAAATTTTAAATGATAATTGTGCTTTTAAAATGGAAAGTCTTTGGGTAAATTTTCAAAAGAAACATGAGTTTAATCCTTTTCATACTCACTCAGGTCTTTTTTCTTTTGTAATTTGGATGAAAATACCTGCTCGTTATGATAAAGAAAAAAAATTACCTTTTGTTGATCATGCTAATTGTGCTTATCCAAATACATTTCAGTTATTTTATACAAATTCTTCAGGTAGAATTTGCACCCATGACTATCATTTAAACCCAGAAGATGAAGGCACTATGTTATTTTTTACAGCTAATAGAGGACATCAAGTGTATCCTTTTTATACTTCTAATAAAACTAGAGTAAGTATATCAGGTAATATAATTTTAGATGTAAATCAGGTAATTAAATGAGTTTTAAAAAAGATAAATATATAATTATACGTAAAGCAATTTCAAAAGAACTAGCTTCTTTTTTAGCTAATTATTTTGTAATGAAAAATCAAGTATATGATACTTGTATAAAAGCAAGATATATGTCTCCTTTTGAAAGACTCCTTGGATATTATGAAAATGAAACATTACAAGTTCCAGGATCTTATAGTAATTATTCAGATATTGCTGCGGAAACTTTAATGTTAAAATGCCAACCCATTATGGAAAAAACAACTAATTTAAAATTATACCCTGCCTACACTTATGCTAGAGTCTATAAAAAAGGCCATGAGTTAAAAAGACATAAAGATAGGTTTAGTTGTGAGATATCAACTACTATGAATCTAGGTGGTGATAACTGGCCAATCTATTTAGAACCTTCTGGTAAAGAAGGTATGAAAGGTGTTAAAGTAGATTTAAGACCAGGTGATATGTTAGTCTACAGAGGATGTGAATTAGAACATTGGAGAAAAAAATTTAAAGGTGATGAGTGTGTTCAAGTTTTCTTACATTATAATGATATAAAAACATCTGGAGCTAAAGAAAATATGTTTGACGAACGTCTACATTTAGGCTTACCTCAATGGTTTAAAGGCTTTAAATTTACTAAATAATGTAGTAGAATAATATTTTGGCAGGAGATTCCACCATACATCGTCTCCTGCCTAAATATTATAGGATTTTTATGTTGCAGAAAATAGGTTTTCAACCAGGTATTAATAAACAAATCACACCTACCGGAGCAGAAGGTCAATGGGTAGACTGTGATAATGTTAGATTTAGATATGGATCACCTGAAAAAATAGGAGGTTGGAGACAACTAGGAGCAGATAAATTAACAGGAGCTGGTAGAGGTCTTCATCATTTTATAAATAGTTTAGGTAGAAAATATTCTATTATAGGAACTAACAGAATTTTATACGCATTTTCTGGTGGTGTATTTTATGACATACATCCTATCAAATCTACTACAACATTAAGCAATGCTTTTTCAACTACTAATGGCTCGCCTACGGTCACAATAACTTTTTCTACAGATCATAATATTCAAGAAGATGATATTGTTTTATTAGATAATTTTTCTACAATAACAAACTCAAACTATACAGCCTCTGATTTTAATAATAAAAAATTTATGGTTACTTCTGTACCAAACAGTACAACAATTACTATTACAATGCCTTCTAATGAATCAGGGAGTGGTGCAACAGAATCAGGTGGTATAAGGGTACAACATTATTATAGTGTTGGTCCTGCTGTACAAGCAAAAGGTTTTGGTTATGGATTAGGCACGTGGGGAGGAGAGCAAGTAGGGCCACTTACTACAACTTTAAATGGTGCTATAAACTCTTCAACAACAACAATTGTATTAGCGGATGTAGGATCATTTCCAAGTACAGGAACAAACTTTATTTTAATAGGGACAGAAGAAATATCTTACACAGGTATATCAAGTAATACTTTAACAGGTGTTACAAGAGGTGTTAGAAATACAACTGCAGCTTCACACAGTAATGGTGCTACAATAACAGATACAAGTAATTATGTTGCATGGGGCGAGGCTGCTTCTGGTGACTTAGTTCTTGAGCCTGGTATGTGGTCATTAGATAACTTTGGTGACAAAGCTATATGTTTAATTCATGATGGAGAAGTTTTTCAATGGGACTCTGCAGCAGCAGATGCTACAAACTCAAGAGCAACTATTATATCGGGTGCACCAACTGCATCACGTCACATGTTAGTGTCAACACCGGATAGACACTTAGTATTTTTTGGAACAGAAACAACTATTGGATCACCAAGCACACAAGATAATATGTTTATTAGATTCTCGGACCAAGAAGATATAAACACTTATGTACCTAAAGCAACTAATACAGCCGGCACACAAAGACTGGCCGACGGATCACAGATCATGGGAGCAATTAGAGGTCGTGACGCAATTTATGTTTGGACTGACACAGCGTTATTTACACAACGTTTTGTAGGTCAACCATTTACGTTTGCGTTTGCACAAGTTGGGACTAACTGTGGATTGGTTGGACAGAATGCATGTGTAGAAGTTGATGGTGCTGCGTATTGGATGTCAGAGAATGGTTTCTTTAGATATGCAGGTAGATTAGAATCTTTACCTTGTTTAGTAGAAGATCATGTTTACGATGATATAAATTTAGATTCTGGTAATCAAATGGTGTCAGCTGGACTAAATAATCTTTTTGGTGAAGTTATGTGGTTTTATCCAACGTCTTCATCTTCAGTTGTTAACAGAGTAGTTTCTTATAATTATTTTGACTCTTCTCCACAAAGACCGGTTTGGACTAATGGAACATTAGCTAGAACTATGTGGGAAGATTCTGCTGTGTTTGGTTTACCTCATGCATTAGAATATGATGCAGGAACAGATACATCATTTGATGTTGTAGGTAACACAGATGGAACCTCAGTATATTTTGAACACGAAACAGGAACTGATCAAATAAAAAATGGTGTGATTTCAGCTATTACTGCAAACATTGAATCAGGAGATTTTGATATTACACAAGCTCGTTCATCAACTGGACAACAAACAGGAGTTGCAACTTTCAAAGGAGATGGTGAATTTTTAATGAAGATTAGAAGATTTATACCTGACTTTATTGCTCAAACAGGTACTACTAGAATTACACTAGAATTAAGAAACTATCCTAATGATAGTCAAGCAGGTTCTTCTTTAGGTCCTTTTGATATTACATCTTCTACTACCAAAGTAGATACACGTGCTAGAGCTAGAGCAATTGCTTTAAAAATAGAAAACACTTCTACATCTCAAAGTTGGAAACTAGGAACGTTTAGATTAGATACACAACCAGACGGAAGAAGATAATGGCAAAAATAGTACAAGTAATTACTAGACCAGAATCAGAATATACTTTACAAGTAGCAGAATCTCAAGTTAGAGATTTAGACGCTATTGTGGAAAAATTAAATACAACATATCAAGAAGATTTAAAGGATGAAGTAGAAGCATTTAACTTCTTTATAAATTAATGGCAAATCAATTTAAATTTGTAGGTGTAGATAATAGTACAAGTGGAGCTGCGTTAACTCCTTTTGGATCTGGCAATCCTTTAGTAAGTGAAACATATGTTATTAAATCTATTTTAGTTACATCTGCAGCCACACCTACTGTGACTGTTACAAACAACAGTATTACAGCTATTAAATCAGCAGCACTAACTGCTAATGTTACGACAGAATTATTAACCCAACCTTTGGTGGTAGAGGGAGGTGATGCTTTTACAGTATTATCCAGCACCACTGATTCATTTGACGTAGCTATAAGCTATCTAAATATTAAGAAAGAAGTAACAGTATAATGGAAGTATTAAAACCAGCAAAAGTAGAAACAACATATAGACACAAAGAAACTGGAGAGCTTTTTAAGGAAAAAAAAGACTGGGAAGCTAAAGGTTATAAGGCAGAGGACATGGCTCAAGATGTAAATGTCGTAATGCCAAGTCTTGATTTATTTGGAAAAACAAAATAGAATAGTATAATGGCAATAACTAGAGCACAACAAGCAAAACAATTATTAGCAAACGGCGGACGTATAGGTTTATTTTTAGGTGGTAATTTTAAAGGAGGTTATTCTGAGTCAAGAAAAGACTCTGGAGCAAAAAGAGGACCAAGAGATGATCCGGATAGATTTGGACCTAGTAATAAACCAACTTCTTCATCTACTAATAGAGAAAAAGGAATGATGTCTAGGTATGAAGGACCTGGAGGAACTACTGGAAATATTACAAATTTTAAAGACAGACCAGTTGAAAGACCATCAGAGAGATATGATTCTAATGTAGAAGATTTGTTCCCCGGAGATAAAGTAAATTTACAAGTTGATCTTGATCCTAAAGACCCAAGAAGAGTAAAAGATGAAAATAAAGATATCTTTACAAAAACAGCTACAGGTAAAAAGGGCAATGAAACTTTTATAGATAGATTAAATAATAGAAATAGAAAATTTTTTTACGATAAAGTTCTTAAAGGAAATTTACAAAATTATAACCTAACTGAATTAGATGATTTGTATGGTAAATACATGGAAGGTAGAACTTCTGGAGGTACAGATGCTTATGGAAGAGACATTATTCCACCTGGACGTGATGATCCTATTATGGTTGGAAATATGTTTAATCAAAATCAAGGTGTGGGAGATAATACAGAAGATCAAGAACCGGAAGAACCATTCGTACCTAACTTTAGATTAATGGCCGATGGTGGTAGAGCAGCACTTGCAGAAGGTGGCATGCCTTATGAGGGTGGAATCATGGACCTTGAATCAGCAAGACAAATGTATGGTCTTGGTAA